TGGCACTTTGACTTCGTTAAGCATACTTGGCATTACACCGATGAGGATGAATCAGCACTGAGGATATACCGTCAGGTATGCCAAGGTGATACAACAGACAACATCCCCGGTTTGAAAGGAGTAGGCGAGAAAAAAGCAGCAAGGTTTGTTACCGAGCCTGATCGTGCCAGAGAACAGGCGTTAGCAGCGTATAAAGCTAAGTTGGCACCTATGCCTGATGATGACATCGTTACCTACTTCAGCGAGCAGGAGATGCTGATTAGGATGATAACGACTCTGAATATTCCGTTTGACCCGGTAACTGTGGAAGTACCCCCTCCCCTGCTTGCGGAAGAGGAGGAGGGGTTCGAGGGGTTTGATGAATAGAGACAGAGCAGCATGCCCATACTGCGGTGAGATTAGGAACGCTATGGTCCGGATTGAGAAAGACGGGAAGCACACAGCGGTATGGTTGTGTGAGTGCCTCCCCGGAAGCGGTGTCCGGGACAGACCGTTATCAGCCACCCGCAAAATGCTGATAGAGAATAAGCTCAGGAAGTTGCTCAGGCAGGCCCATAATGCTACTGAGCAGTGGGAAATTAACATGAAACATGAAATTGAAAATATGTAGCAGGAGATATAATGAGTGAAGGAATAAAGAAGTATAAAATTATAATGACGGTAGGGAATATTGAGTTTATTGGTAAGTACAGGCATGACCTTGAGGTTGAGAACTGGCATTACTATGAACGGGATGACGGTGTTATCATACATTGTCGTAAGGAGCATATGGTGTGTGTCTTAGGTGACGATGCACCGGGTGTTATTGAAGTACAGAAAAAGAAAATTGTAGTTCCTTCATAAAGGTGTGATGAACGATGAAAATATAGCACTTATCATACACTTCGTAGCGGTAGTAATACTGCTGTGTATGATATACATAATCAATAAAGAGATGAACAGTGAGGACTGATGACACCATACCCGCACCAGAGTAATTCTGCTCCTGTCATCTATGACATACTGAAGCAGCATGGTTTGGTATATATCGCTTGGGAGGAGAGGACAGGTAAGACTCTAACGTCAATACTTGTTGCTGAGAACACCCCGGATACGGTTGAACGGGTGTTAGTGATTACCAAGAAGAAAGCATTGGAAGGTTGGCGGGATACGTTTAAGAGGTTCCCTACGAAGAAGCAGTACATAGTTGTGAATTACCATCAGGTGAAGAAGTTGGAAGACGATTACGATCTGATAATACTTGATGAAGCACATAATTATGTATCCTCCTTCCCGAAGGTGTCATCTATGTGGCATCATGTAGCTGAGAGGTGTGCCTGTAAGCCGATGATTTATATGTCGGCAACTCCGTATGCTCAAGGGTACCAGTTGCTGTTTAATCAGTTAAAGTTGAGTTCCTACTCTCCTTGGCGTGGAATCCAAGACCCTTATGACTGGTTCAGGGAGTATGGGATACCTGATCCTGTATATGTCGCAGGTGGTCAGTTGGTGGAGACTTATAAAAAAGTCGATGAGAGGTGTTTTAAAGACGTTGAGCATCTTTTCCATACCAAGACAAGGGATGAGTTAGGGTTTGAGCATGAGCCTGAAGACAGGCTGCATTATGTCGATCTTTCGGAAAAGACCAAGATGGTTTATAATTTGATACTGGAGAAGAGAGCAATTAACCTTAACGGTTATGATCTTGTCTGTGATACGATTATGAAACTGAGGACTACCCTTCACATGCTTGAAGGGGGTGTCGCTTTAGTTAATGAGATCAAGGAACTCTCTGAAGAGGATATGATTAAGAACATGATCAAGTTGTTAAAGAAGAACAGCAACAGGTATGTCAGGACAATGATGAATGAGATCAGGTTGCTGTCAGAGCATAAATTGGTCAAGCACTACATGCAGTTAGGAAACACTGAGAAGATTGATTACATCAAACGGACATGGGGTGATACCGATGACATGGTTATCATGTATAACTACATTGCTGAGAAGGAGAAGTTGGAGAAGCATTTTCAGTATGCATCTATCCTTCAGGCGACTTCATACGCTGAAGGTGTTGACCTGTCCGGGTATGATACTCTGATAATCTACTCTCAGGACTTTTCAACTGCCCGACATACGCAAAGGAGGGCAAGACAAGCGAACAAGAAAAGAGAGCAAAAGATAGTTGTACACTACTTAGTTGTGAAAGATGGATTAAGCGAGCAGGTGTATAATACAGTAAGTGTGAATAAACAGAATTTTGTTGATAAATTATTTGAAACTAAATCACTGAAATAAAAGAAGTGTGGATTGAATATCGGAGAAGACTATCGGTTCAGGTTATTCCAGTAACCTCGATATGTCGGGAAGATTTTTGCGGGGTGCTTATGCCCTAACCTATATCTTCTATGACCCGGTATGCCGGTTTCCATGGGTGGTCATGAATTGGTGCTGCTTCCGGGTTCGAGTCCCGGCACACTTCGTCAATGATAGAGATAATTATGGACTTGGAAGATATAGTAGAGGACTGGTTACGAAAGAATGAGTACGATGGGCTATACTCAAAAAGCAATTCCTGCGATTGTGAAATAGATGATTTATTCCCTTGTTTCTTAGAGGATTTATCATGCAAGCCTTGGAAACGTGCAGACGGTGAATCCAAGCCTCCTATCCGCAAAGCTGAGGTACTTCAATTCAGGATTAATAAATGAAAGAATCTGATCTTAACAAGAGAGTTCAGGCTTTGATTGAAGCAAACGGAGGGTATGTTGTGAAGATTGTCGCCGGTAACAGGTCCGGCATTCATGATATGCTTGCCTGTATCAACGGGAGGTTCTGCTCTTTAGAAGGGAAGTTAAGCTATAATAAGATGTCACCGCTACAGAAAGCCCACCGAAACAAAGTAATTGCTTCAGGAGGGTTAGCGATGCAGATCAAATCAGTAGCTGACGCTAAGGAAATGATCGCTATGACACTGACCGGGGAGAAGCAATCTGTGGATGAATCACTGACTGCTGTTGTTTTGTAAGTTCTCCAGATGAGGCCGGAAGAAGTGCGTTTTACCATTGCTGATCCACCCCTTTTTAAATCCTCTACTGTTCATCGCATCCATGAACCTTTTGGTTCGGTACTCAGATTTAGGGACAACACGCCCAAAAATGCTGTTGATCGTTTCAGGAGTTGCAAACTCCTCTGCAACATTTGCAGGGATACCTTTCTCCGGTTTATATCTGTTGTCCCATCGATCCTGATACGCTTCATGCATTCCGAAAGTCTTACCTGCGACATTAGCAGCAGTGCGTGTCACATTTTTTACAACCTTATTTGTAGCCTCCGTAAAATGCTTCTGGTAACTCTTCAGGTCTTTAAGCACTACCTCTTTAGACTCTTCAGGGACAATACTCATGAAGTTCTTATACGCAGTAACATTGGTCGGATTATCTACAACTCTGGCGATTATACGCATTAAAGCCTTAGACCCTCCTGCCTTAGTGAACGGAGCGACTGCTAGGATGTTGTTAAGGATAGAACTCTGAAATGCGATGGAAGTCGGTGATGGTTGCCCTGCCAGTCTGACAGCATCGGAACCTACACCTATACCTTTCTTCTGTAATTTAGGGCCTAATACGTGTGCCGTAGGGAATATCTGTGCAAGGTCACCAACACTTTTCGTAAATTCTTTACCTGCTTTACTTGAGAGGTTGAAGTTAGATAGAGACTTATACAGACTCGGAGAGTCTACGTACTTAAAATCACCCTCTCTGACGGTGGCTGCTTCAGTTAACAACTTCGCTATTTCCCCTTCGGTTTTAATACGAACTTTTGAAGGTAGTACATCCATAACATCGTCATATATGGTATTGGATGACACCTTTTGCTTCATTAAGTCTCGAACAGTAGCTACGCTCCCTGCCTGTTCTGCCTTTAACCTTTTCACAACACCGGTAACTATCGTTTTGTGCATCTTGGTGTATGACTTGTTAGACTTCTCAAACTGCTCAACTACCTCAGAGCCTTTCGGATGGTACTTCTTCAACGCAGACGTTATAGCAGAGTCTATCCTATTGCGGATATTCCAGAATACGGTACTGTCCTCATTACTCAAGTCGCTCAGACTATCATGCAGTTTTCTGAATGCTCTCTTGAACTGAAACAGGTTCTCTATCCCCCTTAACGGATGTATGCTTTCAGGATCAACAGGTTCTGCTGCCTTAACCGTTGACGGTAATGTACGTCCGTACTGATCCACCAGACCGGCAGACTCCTCCTGAACAGCGTCAGGAATCTTAGGCATACCCAGCATCTTCATCTCGTCAAACTTACCCTTGACGAACTTTTGAAGTGCGGGGTCGAATATAAGTTTCGCAGCCTCGTCCAGTTGTATATCTATGTGTAAATCGTTGAAATCGAATCTGTAACCTGAGTCAGCCATACCTGATACGGCATAATCCACCATCTCACCATACTTAGCTTTCTCTTTCTCTACGTACGCCTTAATAGACGTTCGAAGCAACGTGGTCATATCCCTATCACCGGGCAGTTTATCCGCAGCAGCGAGCATTCCATCAGCCAACGCATCAAGTTCCTCTCTCTTATGTCGTCCTTTAGACACTAATGTGTCAGCAGCAGCGGATACGGCCGGAACCATCTCATGAAGTTTATCGATTAAAGCAGGAATTTGTTTATCTAAATCAGTCTCGCCTTCCGTAACAACACCGGTAATCAGTTCCCTGTTATCAGCAAGTTGCTTCGCCCCCTCTTCAGTAATACCAAGAAAATCTGATAAATGCCTACGGGCTGCTTTGACGTTAGGGCGCATAAAATAATCCTTAACGGATTTCATTGCTCTGAACAATACGCCGGGAGAGGCTAAGGCTGCTTCGAAGATACCTCCGAATATAGAACCTGCCGTACCCTCTTCAAACATTCGTAAAGCTACGTCTGATGCGTAAATGTCCTTGTTCATCCTTCCGGCCTCTATAATGTAGTCAATACCGCCACCTACACCGGACATAATCATATCACCTATGAACGCACCGGGAAGTCCTGCTACATAACCCCCGCCAATCGTCCCTGCAAGGCCTAAAGAAGTTGACCAAGCACCTTTTTTGAAATCCTCTACGAACTCTTGATCAACAACTCTGGTACCCCCTTCTCCATCAGATATTAGAGTATCTCCGGCATCTGCATAGATAGGCACCCCTTCCTCCTCTCCAATAACTTCCGAACCGTCAGCAATCCGTGCATCCTTATACCCGTGCTTTGTAAGACCTTCGACTATGAATTGAGCTAACTCTTTCTTCTTAGCCTCGTTATGAGCACGAAAAAGACTTGTTGCTTCCTTGAAAGCATCAGGCTGTGGGAGTAGGTCAGTAGCGTAAGTAGCCCACCCTGCCATAGTGTTCAGCATATCGTATGAGCCTTCCTCTAAATATGTTATCCTACTCTTAATCTCTTCCGGAGTTCTATTCCAAGTTAGAGGCTGACTTTTTTCATCGTCAGGTGTGATCACTTCGCCGGATAAAGGTTCTTCAACTGTAGGTTCTTCAACTGTAGGTTCTTCAACTGTAGGTTCTTCAACTGTAGGTTCTTCAACTGTAGGTTCTTCAACTGTAGGTTCTTCAACTGTAGGTTCTTCAACTGTAGGTTCTTCAACTGTAGGTTCTTCAACTGTAGGCTGATAGAATTTCTCCAGACTATCAGCGTTTTTAATGCTGCCATCCTCAAGGTAAGATGCTCGCAGTTCACTCAATTCTACGCCCTCACCAAGAACGTAGTCTATCTCAGGACGTAACGCCTCCACCATTATCTGGTCAGCACTCTCATCGGACATACCGTCATTGTCTACATACAAGCTACGGATTTCTCTGTTATTGAGGTCTTCATCCATCATGTATTGTGCTTCTTCAACGTAGTCTTGATGCGTGTAGTTTTCAGGCATTATAATCCCTCGTTAGTGTTCTGAGGCAGTTTGAGTTCTGCACTCTTAGGATTCTGATTGGGTGTAGAGCCTCCCTGAGCAACCATAGATGCTTCCTGTTCTGCTCCCGGTATGCCTTGGAGCATTGCTGCTGTCTGAGCGAATATCTCAGCGATCTCAGGGGAGTTTTTAGTCTTAACAGACTTCAGGCTGAGTCCTGCTGCCTTGAAGAACCCGGCAGGGTTAATCTGAGACAACAACTGACCCGTAGGCCCGGAAAGAACAGTCTCAAGCATAAGCTGGTTCTTCTCATCCTCATCGTTATAAGCATTGGAAGTAACCTCAATGTCTACGTTAGTAAATGATATGTCTGTCTCTTCAGTGGGTACAGGAGCATAGACGTAGTTACCATCTATGATCATCGGCTCACCCGTAGCAGGATCAAGAACCTCCTCATAGACAACCTCAGTATCCGGCATACCGGTAACAGGATTGATCTGACCTGTCATTCGAGTTAACGGTTGGTTCAGTTCAGCCCATCTGTAACCTGTATCGTCATCAGCGATACGCAGTGCCTGAGTTGCAGTATAGTATTGCTTAACAAGATTGATAATATCCCAACCTAAGAAGCGATAGAAACTCTCTACTCTCCCTGTGAAGTACCTTAAAGCAATGATTGATGCGTTCTGTTGGAGTTTAACCTTACGACCTGAATCTGAAGCGTATGCCATACCTAAGAAACTGTCATTAATCCCAAGTATCCTCTGTATCCTGTCCAAGCAACGGTCTACGATAATATACTGCTCCTGAGCCTCTTGAGACATATTCTCAATTCTGATACCTGCAAGTTCTTTTACCGGGATCACAGCAGATACCCGATTGAACGCATTGGTGAAGTCAGTGATATTTTCTACAGCACGTTGCTCTACAAACGCCTTCTGTGTGTTTATAGTCAGTTGCAGTTTGATCAACGCCTGATTAATTGACTTCTGAGACTCTATCACATCACGATAAATACCGTAGTACTCAGTCTCCTCTGAGGTGTGAGTGAACACAACCCGGTAAGGAAATTTCACATCTCTGAAGGTTATCTCATCCTTCTTCAGTATCTTGTTGTCGTGCCACAGTATAGACCAACTCTTACCCTTCTCATCCACTACAACAGAGTGAACGATCAGGTAAGCGTTATGAGTCTTGTACTGCCCATAGAATGTATTAATCTGATGCTCTTCAAAGTCGGCTTGTGGTGCGTCAGTGAAGTTATAGTATTCAGTGATGCTATCAGTCACCTTCTTACCGAAGGTATTCAACATAGCTTCTTCGGTGACCCACTTATAGCGATGGATAAACCTCGCATCCCTGTAATCATCTCTCCTACTCATAGGATCGAAGATCAACTCAGACTCAGGTACGTGCTCTAACGTAACTCTATTTACAGGTCTTCCGTACTCGTCTCTCTCACCTGTATCCTTCACGTTAACGAAAGCACACATCACACCCGATACCATACCACTCAGCTTAATCTTCTCAGCCTCTTCCATGAAGTTGTTATCCCTGACTACATGATCAAGAACATCATTAAGCAATGATACCGTAGGTATGTCCTCCATCCCTTTAGGAACGGTACTCATCGTGTTGACCACAGTGGAGTAGTACCCTAAAAGCAACCGGGAGAACAACTTAATCACGTTGAATGTCTCAGCAGGCTGCCCCCGTTTCTTCAGAATGTCTAACTGATCCTCGGTGTAGAATCTGTTATGGTACATATCCCACACAGTTCTCGACTCCTCCTTAGACTCAAGGAACGCCTCATAACCTATCTTGAAAGTATCCTTCAGATACTCAATACTTGTTTGATTGATCATGATTACCCCTGCTCGCCATACTTAGGTTTCCCGTACTTTGGTTTCGGTTTCGGCTCATCAATACCCCCACTAGCTGCATCGAAACTCCCTACGTTAGACTTCTTAGACCGTTTAAACTTATCCCTGTAAGATAAAGCACGATTTTTCTGTGTAGGTTTTACTTCAGCTTTCTTTGGAGTATCTGCGTATAGAGTTTTCTCAGAAGGTACACCGGGGGTTCTTCTGGCTAACAACCTTCTTATCGCATCTCTCTT